GGTACTTATATAGCTCTCTACGGAATAATAGGCACAGTTTTTGGTACTTCGGGAGGTAACTTCAAAGTACCTGACTTTAGAACATATTTCCCCGTAGGAGTTGGTTCAGGATTTTCTCTAGGAACAGCGGTAAGCGCCAGTGCTGCGGCTGGTTCTGCTGTACTAAAAGTGCAACCTATTAATTTTATAATCAAGACATGACCGATAAAAAGTGCAACAACCCAGACTGCACCTGCGATCCTTGCACCTGTGCAGAAGATAAACCTTGCAACTGTTGTCAGAGGAGTGATGACGATGAAGTATGACACTAAGACGTTTCACGATGCGAAAAGCATCAAAGAGGTAGGCGATCGTAAGTTCCCTCGCGGTGGCGGTGGTAACTACACCCTAGGTGAGCAAAAAAAGGGTGGTACCGGAAACCGCTACTACAAAGGTACGATCTACGGAACGAAAGGTCAAACGCGTGTATAAAGCGTATATCTAGGCAAGCGCGTGGATATTAAAGAAAGAGCCAGCCAAGCATCTATAATTCTGGCAAACCCCATTATAAAAGATATGTGGGAAATACTGGAAAAAGATCACATGGAAAACTGGCTCAATGCCGAGTTACACAGCGACAGAGAATCTTACTGGTACAGGATCAATGCTTTGCGCTCCGTAAAGGAATATCTCGAATCATTGGTAGACGCAGATAAGATTGAAAACCCTAGAAAGGGAGAGTAACCAAGATGAGCGATGGTCAGACCAATCCGACAGCGGAAGTCGAAAAGCCACAGCCACAGTCACAGTTGAATATGCTTGATGTCATGTTTGGAAGTGAGGAAAGCACTAATCCAGAACAAGCATCAGAACCTGCTCAGCCAAAAGCGGAAGAAGTCCGAGAAGTAGAAGCCGAAGTCGAGGCGCAAGCCGAGGTAGAAGCCGAAGCTCCTGAAGAACTTCCAGCAGAGGTTGAGGAGCAGTATGAGGTAGAAGAAGTCGAAGCGACTGAAGAAACCAAAGAACCTTCCTATCGAGTAAAAGTCGATGGAGAAGAATATGAGGTCACTCTTGACGAGCTTCGGAACGGATACCAGCGGCAATCGGACTATACCCGAAAATCGCAATCTCTTGCAGAACAAAGGAAAGCCTTTGAAGCAAATTTACAAGCTGTTCAGAGCGAAAGGCAGCAATATGGTCAAATCCTGGATAAGGTCACTGACCACCAGGATCTGGAAGTAACCCGACTATCTAACATAGATTGGAATTCTCTGAAGGAATCCGATCCTATGAAATATATGGAACAGCGCCTAGAACTTCAAGAAGCTAGGGAGAAATCCTCAGCTCTGAAGCAGGAGCAGGTACGTATAAATAGTCAAAACCAGAAAGAGTTTCAGCACCAACTCTCAGAAGTATTAGAGAAGGAATCTGCTAAACTAGGTGAGGTACTTCCTGATTATGTTAATCCTAACAATGATTTGAAAAAGAGGCTTAGAGAATATGCCCTCGAATCAGGATTCTCTGAACAAGATGTAAATTCCATAGCAGACCATAAAGTAGTCCTAGTATTGTACAAAGCAATGCTACAAGACGAGTCTAAAAGAGGTACTGTTAGGAAAATCTCTAAGAAGGTTCCTAGAGTTGTCAAAGCAGGCACACCTGAGAGCAAGTCCCAGAAGGGGAAGCGAGGCTTAAAGGAGAAGCGAGATAGGTTGCGAAAGACGGGTCATCCCAGAGATGCTGCAAATGTTTTTCTGGATATGATCTAATGAAAGGATAGCCAATCATGGCCCAACCTACTGGAATATATGTTACATACTCTGCTAGAGGTCTTAGAGAAGACCTGGAGAATGTAATATACAATATCTCTCCTACAGAAACCCCGTTTATGTCGATGGGTGGTAGGACTGATGCAATCGCAGTAAATCACGAGTGGCAAACAGACTCGCTCGCGACTGCTGTTGCTACTAACTATCACGAGGAAGGTGCAACGCTTACTGCCGCTGAACCTGCCGCAACAACTCGACTTGGCAATATTTGCCAGATCAGTTTGAAAACTACGCTAGTTTCTGGCACTCTTGATGCTGTATCAGCAGCAGGACGTAAGGAAGAGCTAGCTTATCAGATGTCCAAACGTGCTGCTGAATTAAAGCGCGATATGGAAACTTCTCTGGTAGGCGAGAATAGTGGCAAAACTCCTATGGCCGCTGATAGTACTGTGCGTAAATTTGGAAGTCTCCCCGCGTGGGTTTCTACTAATGTAAGCCAGACTGGTTCGGGTGCTGGTTCAGGCGCTGGTCGTACCGACGGTTCTACGCGAGCCTTTACCGAAACTCTACTGAAGGCCGTGATCCTACTTTGTTATCAGGCGGGTGCGAATACTAAGTACCTGATGATGAAGCCGAGCCAGAAGTCGACGTTCTCTAGCTTCGTAGGTGTTGGNGGAGCGAGTGGTGTTTCCAACTGGACCGATACCGCTGATGGTCGCATTATCGGTGGTATGGATATATATGTATCTGACTTTGGCGAAATGGCTGTAGTTCCTAACCGTTTCCAACGGGCTAGAGACGTATGGCTACTCGATCCTGAGTATTACAAGCTCGCTTACTTGCGTCCGTTCACGCAGAGGGAAGTCGCTAGTACTTCTGACGGCGAACAACGTGCTATCATCGTTGAGTACACCTTGCAGGTGGACAACGAGCTAGCGCTTGGAGCAGTCTACGATCTAGCCTAGCTAGTAGCTAGATCACGCTCAACTGGGAGGGGTCTATTAGGCTCCTCCCACACTGAGGGGGAAGTAAGTGGGTGCTTTTTATACAGGAGTATTGGGAACAACTTGCAGTTGTAGGACTTGCTATACTAGCTATAGTAAGAATGAAATTTGAACTTGACAGTCTTAAAAAAGACGTTTCTGATTTACGTTCGCGAAATACGTTTATAGATGTTGTNAAACTAAAGGCAGAGATGGAAGTTGCTAACAGAAATATCACATCCCTTTGGGACAAATACAANTCTGTAAACGGAAAAGATAAGAGGTAGCCCTATGAAAGATAAAGAGCCTATCAATAGATCATTTAGTTACGACCACACGGAAGACAAGGCGGTCATACACTCTGTTCAAGATGTAGAGCCTCTCTTGGATTTAAACAAGAGGGAGCAAACCGGCGATTCTATGTATGGCGTAGGTGGCGGTGAGCTAGGTATGCGTAAGGTAGCCAGCATCCCTCTTATTATCATCGAAAAGTGGAAAGCAGAACTGGGCGTCGATGTGATGAACAAAGACCACATGCCCAAGGTAAAGCAGCTTTTAAACGACCCAGAGTATGCGTTTCTACGCACACATAATAGCAGGATTTAGCAGTGGCTTTAGGTACATACACAGATTTGAAAACCAGTGTTGCTAATTACCTGGAACGGGAAGATTTAACAGCTACCATTCCAGATTTTATAACGCTGACCGAAAACAGGCTCAATCGAGACATACGAGCAAGAGTTAATATGATACGAGCCACCACTACCACCACTGCTGGCATTGCTTTTTACGACCTACCAGCAGATTTAATAGAACTGCGCAACATTACATACAACACCACCAGCGATAGNCACGCTCTCAGCTANCTATCTCCAGAAGAAGGTACTCGCGAATTTGGAGCATATCCAACTGGTCGCCCTAGAGCTTACACCAATCTTGGTAAAAATATTAAAATATACCCAACTCCAGACGGTGAGTATACGATAGGCATCAACTATTTTCAAAAACTAACCGCCTTATCTTCCACCAACGAAACAAACAATATACTCACCGAATTTCCAGAACTATACTTATTCGGCTCGTGCAAAGAGGGCGCTGTCTATTTAAACGATACAGAGCAACTGGCGAGGTTCGACACTCTGTATAACAACGCCTTAACTAGTATCAAAGGTGCCGAAGACTCGGCCAGGTACAGCGGTACAGTAATGACTATGCGAGTACAGGGCGACCCTGGCAGTTTAATTCGCAGAGGTGCTTGAGCGTGGCAGATACTAACTGGGTTCAAGACCTTTTCAACTTAGTGCAAGAAAGTGGTGGCAGCCTTCTGA